TCATCATCTAAAACAAAGTCCTTTTCCCAGCTTGCCACTCGGTAAACCCTAAAGACATCGCCCTCGGTGCGCGGCATTATTACCGCGATTACTGCGGTGCTGTCGTTCTTCCACGATCCGTCAAAGCCCAGCACGTATTCGTCGGTTGGCAATAGCTGGAACGATTCCTCTAAGCCTTCCCAAGCTCCAGTCGGTAGCCATGCGTTCTTGGCGTTGACCCACTGGTTAGTGCGCTTGATTTTGAACTCGGCTTCAGGTGTGCGCTTTACCGCTGAGGCAAAGTCCTCGGCTGAGCAGATGTCGTCGTAGCCTGGGTTTGCTAATGCCCAAGTCTCAGGTCGCCGGTGGTCGGCTTCGGGTGGAGCTTCCCAGCACGCCATAAAGAAGGAGTCGTCGTGTTTCTCTTTGGTAACTATCTTTTTTCCGTAATTGTAAAGCTCATAAGCAATTGAATCCTTGCCAGTTGCGTCGGCTCTAGTTCCTGCGGTTGTGATGCCAATTAGTGTTGATTGCCTGCCGCGTGATCCCATAGCCAAAGACATAACATCCCACAGCTCGCGGTTGGGTTGTGCGTGAACTTCGTCAAAGATTGTGGCGCTGGGGTTCAAGCCTTCCGCGCTGTAAGCCTCTGCCGCTAGAACTCGGTAAACACTTCCAGACTTAGGTAGCTCAATTGCGTCGCGGTAAAGCTTAGTGATTGCACTCAGTTCTGGGCTGGCTTCAACCATTCGCTTAGCGTCTGCGAATACGATGCGAGCTTGTTCTTTGGTTGCCGCGACGCTGTAAACCTCAGCACCCTTAGCTCCCAGGATTAGCGAATAAAGTGCAAAGACTGATCCGAGTGCGCTCTTGCCGTTCTTCCTCGGGACAAGGATTAGGCTTGCGCGATTCCTATAACCGTTACCGTCGCCTGCAAAGACGTGTCGGATGAGTTCCTTTTGCCAGTCACGCATCACCAAGGGTTGACCAGCAGGGCCTGCTACTGAGTCTTTAGTAATAATCCCAAACGCTTCAGCGAACTCGATAACCGTATCGCCGTCACCGTTGTCTAAATCAAACTGAGGGACTGGGGTTAACCATTGCGGTGGCCACGACACGATTCGCCTTTCTTTCCATTAGTTCTTCTAGTTTAGATTGCGCCTTAACTTCGGCCACTCCCAGCCTTGTGCGATCTGAGGGAGTAAAGCCTAGCAGCGAGAGGTTGCTAACTATCTGGCGGTCAAGCTCCCTAAGCCCGCGCCTTAGCTTTGGCTCATCGGTTTGCATCACTTTTATTCGCAAGTTCCAACGCTCGTCAACCATCTCGCAAGTCATCAGCAGTAGCTCTACATCGGTGTTTGGGCTTATCCAGTTGACCCCTGCCGACCAGACCTTGTCCCACAGCTCTTGCCCGTATTTAAGCAATGGTCTGCCAGGCACTGGAGTTTCGGTAGCCCTTGGCAGCACCAAGGCGTTAGAAGGCAATGCACGCTTTCCTGGATTGCCTATGAGACGCTTTTGCTCAACCGGCTTTGCGGGCCTACCTGCTGTCATTGAGCAACTCCGCCTTTCGTCCTGTCAGGTTTTGCCATCGCTGGATAACGACGTCACAATACTTAGGGTCTAGTTCTATCAAACGAGCTCTGCGCTTTGTTTGCTCGGCTGCAATTAGTGTGGAGCCTGAACCAGCAAACGAGTCAAGAATTATATCTCCTACTCGACTTGAGTTTTGTATTGCGCGAGTTATAAGCTCAACTGGCTTCATAGTCGGATGCTCTTTGTTAGCTCTAGGCTTGTCAACTTCCCAAACTGTATCTTGCTTTCTATCTGCCGGCGGCTGATGCGCAGCACCAGGAGTCCAGCCGTAGAAAATAGACTCGTGTCTATAGTGGTAATCAGCTCTCCCCATAACTAGCACATTTTTGACCCAAACCAGAGTGTGTCTCCAAACCTCTAGTTCGCTCAAAGGAATGCTGAAGCTTTGAAACAAATTGCCCGAAGGAGCCGCAACATACCAGCAAGCACCAGGTCTAGTTGAAGCAAAGATGGCTGTGAAAGAATCTCTCAGAAATGATTCTAGTTCGCTTGGGTTGAGAGTGTCATTTTGAATAGTAAGAGCGTCTTTTGTTTTGCCCACGTAAGAAACTCCGTAAGGTGGGTCAGTCCAGACCATGTCTGCCTTTTCTGATTCAAGCAGTTTCTGATAAACCGTAGCCTCTTGGCTGTCTCCGCAAATAAGCCTGTGCTCACCTAATTGCCAAAGGTCTCCAAGTTTTGTTGTTGGATTATCGGGTAGCTTTGCTAAATCGCCTTCTTCATTGCTTTCCATTTCTAAGACTTGAGGCATCTCAAAGCCAATCTCTTTGATGTCAAAGTCAAGTTGAACCAGCTCCATCAATTGAGCATTTAACACTTTCGTATCCCAGCTGGCCAATTCAGCGGTGCGGTTATCTGCAAGTGCAAACGCTTTGATACGGTCTGCATCCCAATCAACGGGAACTCTAACCGCCTCTATTTCTGCCCAGCCAAGCAACTTAGCCGCTTCAACTGTGCCGTTGCCTGCGGCGATAATGTTTTCACTAGTTATGACTATGGGTTTGCGCTGCCCAAACTCTTTCAGGCTTGCTGCAATGGCTTGCAGGTTCTTGTCATCGTGAGTCCTAGCGTTCTGCGGATCAGGTGTCAGTTCTGTAATTTTTATCTTTTCAATCTTCACAATGCCCTTTCAATGCTGTCGGCTAGGTCTAGTTTCTCCCACGTCATCTGCTCTTTACCAAAGTGTCCGTAGCAGGTTGTGTCGCTGAAGATTGGGTTTCTGAGTCTGAGGTTCTCAATGATTGCACGTGGTCGCAGGTCAACCGCCTGAAGTATTGCGCTGGCAATCTTGTCATCAGGCTCTTTGCCAGTTCCAAAGCTATCGACGTAAAGCCCAACCGGGTCTGCCATTCCTATTGCGTATGCCACCTGAATCTCAACCTTGTCCGCCAGTCCCAGTGCCACGACGTTCTTGGCCACCCAGCGCATTGCGTAAGCAGCTGAGCGGTCTACCTTGGTTGCATCCTTGCCGCTAAAAGCGCCGCCGCCATGCCTCGCTGCTCCGCCGTATGTATCTGCAATTATCTTTCGCCCAGTCAGTCCGCTGTCTGCCATGACTCCGCCGGTGACAAACGAGCCGCTTGGATTAAACATAAACTTGTAATCTTGCGGCATTGCGTGTTGAATAAGAATTGGCTTAATAACAAATTGCTTAACTTCTTCGCTGACGAGCTTCATGTCCCACTCTTTATCGTGCTGAGTGCTGACCAGAATTGTGTCCACCTTGATAGGTGTAAGCCCGTCGTATTCGACCGTTACTTGCACCTTTGCGTCTGGTCTAAGGTTTGGGATCATCCGCGTCTTGCGAGCTTGTGAAAGCTCAAAGGCGATTTCGTTGGCAAGGGTGATTGGCAAAGGCATAAGGGTCTTTGTTTCGTTCACCGCGTAGCCATACATCATGCCTTGGTCGCCTGCTCCGGTTGTCTTGTCGTCGTTTGACTCTGTGACCGCTTTAGAGATTTCGTGCGACTGCTCTATGACTGTCGGCATAACTGCAACGGTATCCCTTGGCAAACCGAGCAAGTGTGAATCGCCAATCTTTGCAAGCGCGTCTTTGGTCACCTGCCTGAAGTCAATCCAGCCGTCGGTAGTAAGCTCTCCGCCGATGTGAACAAGTCCTGGCGTGACCATCGTTTCGATTGCGACCCTTGAGTTTGGGTTAAGCCTCAGTGCTGCGTCAAGAACTGCGTCGCTTATCTGGTCGGCTATTTTATCCGGGTGGCCCTCAGTTACCGCCTCGGAAGTGACCAGCCTTTTCAAGAGTTCACCAGCAGGTAATTGCCCGCTCTTTTACTTTGAAGAATAACTCCTTTTGGCAACTTCTTCTTTAGCCGGTGGATCCTGACTTTGTCCCCGTCTGTGTTGAGCAGTCTGACCGGCAAATCGCTGCTCAGCATTTCTGTCACTGCCTGCGCTTCCCAATCGTTTAGCGCAGCGGTTGCGCGGTTGCGCTCGAGCTGTCCGGCTTGAAGTCGCAGGCCATCGTCGTTTGTCGTGAGAGTAAAATCGGCGTCTTGAAACCAGCCGTTTAGCGCCTTGGCGATAATCTGTATTTCCTTTTCTGTGACCGGGTGATTGCTTGCCGAATCTAGGGTCAGCCGCAGGTGCGTCTTTGTCATCTTAGCTTTCCTACATCTAGTGGCCGGTAGGTTGTTTGACCACTGCATCTAGTGTAACCCCAAAACCGATAATTTCGCGGGTGTGTGTAAAGACC